GCCGATGGGGGTGGCGTCGATGAGCTTGACCTGCCGGATGCCCGCCGCCTCCACCGCCCGGACATGGCCCGGCAGCTTCTGCCCATTCACCGCCGCCGTCAGGCCGGGAACCAGGCTCTCCAAGATCAGAGTGGTCTTGCCCGAGCCGGACACCCCGGTGACCGCCGTCAGCCGGCCCTTGGGAAGGTCCACCTCGAGGGGCTTCACCGTATGGATGGCCCCCGTGGACAGATGAATGGTCCCCAGATCAAACAACTTGCCGGGCTTGGCACGGTCCCGGACATGAACGTCCGCAGTTCCGGCCAAAAAAGGCCCGATCTGTGATGCTTTGTTATGGGTGATATCCGAAATAGTTCCCTGGGCCACCACCTGTCCGCCGTTGGCTCCGGCCTCCGGGCCCATTTCGATGAGCCAGTCCGCCTCAGATAAGATTTGCGTGTCGTGATCCACCAGGATCACCGAATTGCCGTCCGCTACCAGATCGTGCATCACCCCGGTAAGCCCCACGATGTTGGAGGGATGCAGGCCGATAGAGGGCTCGTCCAGCACGTAGAGCACACCGGTGGTGCGGTTGCGCACCGCCCTGGCCAGCTGCATCCGCTGGCGCTCTCCGGTGGACAGGGTAGACGCCGCCCGGTCCAGGGACAGGTACCCCAGCCCCAGATCCATCAGCCGCTTGGCCACGGCCTGGAAAGACTGGCAAATACTCTCTGCCATGGGCCGCATCTCCGAAGGCAAGGAGGCGGGCACCCCAGCCACCCACTTCACCAGCTCGAACAGGGACATTTTGCAGGCATCGTCCAGGGAGATGCCCCGCAGTCTGGGTGCCCTGGCGACCTCGGACAGTCGGGTGCCACCGCAGTCCGGGCAGACGCCCTGCTTGAGAAATTTCTCCACCCGCTTCATGCCCTTCTCGTCCTTCACCTTGGACAGGGCGTTTTCCACGGTGTAGGTGGCGTTGAAGTAGGTGAAGTCCATGTCTCCTGCCGCGCCGCTGGTCTTGTTCTGGTAGATAATGTTTTTCTTAACCGCGGGGCCGTGGAACACGATGTCCCGTTCCTTTGGCGTCAGCTCCCGGAAAGGTACGTCGGTGCGCACCCCCATCTCACGGGCGATGTCCTTCATCAACGACCACATCAGGGTCTGCCACGGGGCTACCGCGCCGTCGTCGATGGACAGCGACTCGTCCGGCACCAGGGTAGATTCATCCACAGTACGCACAATCCCGGTGCCACCGCAGGTGGGGCAGGCCCCCTGACTGTTGAATGCCAGTTCCTCTGCCGAGGGGGCGCGAACCTCTGCACCGCACGCGGGGCAGAAAATGAGCTGCTCCGCTGCTACGGCCAGGGTGGGCGGGACATAGTGCCCGTTGGGGCAGCGGTGGCTGCCCAGCCGGGAATACATCAGCCGCAGGCTGTTGAGCAGCTCGGTGCCGGTACCGAAGGTGGAGCGGATACCGGGGACGCCGGGCCGCTGGTGGAGGGCCAGGGCAGCGGGGACATAGAGCACCTCGTCTACCTGAGCTTTCGCGGCCTGGGTCATCCGCCGCCGGGTGTAGGTGGACAAGGCATCCAGATAGCGCCGGGAGCCCTCGGCGTATAGAACACCCAGAGCCAGAGAGGACTTCCCGGAGCCGGACACCCCGGCGACTGCCACGATTTGGTTCAGTGGTACATCCACATCGATATTTTTCAGGTTGTGTACCCGTGCGCCCCGTACCTGAATTGTGTCCGGCATAGTCATTCCCTCCTGGATAAAAAAGCTTCCGGCTATATGCGGCTTAGGAAAAGCGGCGCTGTCCCAATGTGGGAACCGCGCCGCTTTATGCTGCGAATTTGGGAAAAGCATCTCATTGCTTCTCGAGAAGTTTGGCGCACTTGGCGCGGTCATCGTCCGATAGCCGAAGTGCGTCCATGGCCTGTTCCATGGACCAGCCCATACTGGCCATCAAGTTGCGAATGGACGCAAGGAACCCTTCGGAGCGGCCTTCTGCACGGCCTTCCGCACGGCCTTTGGCGAGCCCCCGTTCCAGTACGCCTTCGCTCAAATTACACATCTGCTGCACCTCCGTTTCCAGCGTTTCCGTCACCCAAATGTCAAGCCCGAGACAAAAAATATTTCTACTTTTTTGAGAAACGATGTGGGGCAGAACGAACCAACCGCTACTCAATACAGAAATCTTTCATCTTCCAGACGATCTCTACCTGGTTGTCAGGATAAATATACACCCGATCAATCAGAATGTCAACCAGCCCAGCCGTCAGGCCACCGGCCCCGACTACCTCCCGCGCCAGCTCAGTCCTGGCGCGTTTCGTTTTTTCGCCCATCTCCATCTGCGAGGTCCGCAACTTCAGATCGGAGTGAATTGCCCGCAGCCGGTCAAGCTCACTGTCAACAGCGGCTTTCTGGCTTTTGTAGCTCTCCATAGTGATCTGCTTCAGAATGAACTGTTCATACAACGCCCGCTTTTGGTCCAGGCAGCTTTCAATTTGCCTGTCATACTCGGCCTGCTCCGCAAGCTGGACATCCATCCTCCCGGCGTTGGAGAGATCGGCCACATTCAAAATAACCTGAGCCTGCTTGGAGAGGATTTTGTACAGCATCCCTTCCAGCTCCGCCTCCGTAATCTTCAATCCGTGACAGGGGGCGGATTCGTTGACATGTGTGTACTGGCAATAAAAGTTGGCCGTTTTCCTTTTCATCCGGATCATGGCGTGACCGCAACATCCGCAGAATACCTTGCTCCGCAGGGGGTATGCCCTGGCGCTCTTTTTCGGACACTTGAACCGGAGCCGTTGGGCCTGCACCTGATCGAATAATTCCTTGCTGATGATAGGCGTATGATGGTCGGGAATCTTGATCCACTGGCTCTCATCCTTCATCCGAAGCCGGTGTCTGCCCACCTCTGTCGCTTCCCGTTTGCCCATGATATAGGTGCCAGTGTAGCGTTCATCACCCAGGATACGCGCCACCGCAGATGCGGACCATATCCCGCAGCACCGGGAGATGTCGTGACCGGTGAAGCCGTGGGCCGCTTTGTACTCAGCGGGGGTAGGGATGTTCCGCTCAAACAGGGCCTTGATAATCTCATTCGGTTTATACCCGTCCTTTGCCAACTCAAAGATCATCTGGACAATGGGGGCCGTTTCCTCGTTCGGTTCCATGCGGCCATTCTCGCCCTTCCGGTAGCCGTAGGGGCAGAGCTTACTTTGGTACTCGCCCCGCCGGAACTTCACATACTTGGCGCTCTTGTGCTTGATGGACAGGTCCCGGCTGTAGAACTCGCTAACCAGATATTTGAACGCCACGTTGATGCCGCCTGTGTCACCGTGGAGCTGGTTGCTGTCAAAATCATCGTTAATGGAGATAAAGCGGACGCCGTACAGGGGGAATACCATCTCCATGAAGTACCCGACCTCAATGCTGTTGCGTCCGAACCTGGTGAAATCCTTCACAATGATGCAGTTGATTTTCCCCTCCCGCATCTGATTCAGCAGTTCCTGGATGGCTGGCCGTTCAAAGTTGGTTCCGCTGAATCCGTTGTCGATAAACTCCAGGACCTCTGCATTTTTAATGCCCTCCATAGTGTCAACATATTGGTGAAGTACGTTTTTTTGATTGTCGATGCTAAAACTGCCCACCTTGCTGTCCTCGGTGGAGAGGCGGATATAGAGGGCGATCACATAAGCTGTCAGGCTGTCACTCATCTTCCAGTACCTCCATCACACGCTCAAAGCCGCTTTCAAAAGCAAAGTCGATGGATACATCGTCCGGGCCGTTCACCGTGACCCGCCGAATCAACTGTTCTACCAGCAGGGCGGAAAGGGCTGTGTCCTTGTCCACCGATGCCAGCTTGTCGGCCATGCTGGTGTAGTCTTCCATCTGCTGCTCCAACTCAGCCTGCCTGGTCTGAAGCTGCTGAACACGCTCCAGCGCGCTTTTGATCTTCTGGGTGTAATCCTCCTGCAATTCCAGATATTCCGCCCCGGTAAGGATACCTTTGACGAAGTTTTCATAGAGGCCAGCGCGAATGACCTTGATTTTCTGCATCTGGCACCCCAGCTCATTGATCTCCTGTTCCACCTGGGCCTTCTGCGCGGCAATCTTGCCGTCACACTGTTTTAGCCGTAGGGCCTCTCCCATCACGACTTCGGCCTTTTGCCGGATTATCGTAACAATAATGCTGAATAGATCGGACTCTGGCAAACAATGAACGCCTCTGGCACAGGAACCTTTCCCCATCCGGTCATTGGAAATACAGCGGTAAAAATACCGTCCGTGACTTCTCTGTCGGTGAAGATTTTTGCCGCAGCAGGCACAGAACACGCGACCCCGCAGGATATTATCACTGTATGGGATTTTTGTGGTTCTGGTGTACTTGGAGGCCATCTGCTCTCGTATGACCTGGACCTTTGCAAATACCTCCCGGCTGATTAAAGGCTCATGAGTGTTGCGCACCACAATCCAGTCCTCTTGCTTGGTGGGCACCTGCTTATGGCCGATGTTGGTATGCTTGCCCTGGACCATATCGCCGATGTAGACCTGATCCGCCAAAATCTTTCTTACGATCCAGGTCTGCCATTTTCCGCTGCCCATCAGCTTCTTACTAGCTACCAAGCCGATGCTGGCCTGATAAGCGCCGGGGGAAAGCTCACCGGACGCATTCAGCCGATTGGCAATTTCATTCAGTGCAACGCCTTCCCCCGCCCACTGGAAGATCTGCCGGACAACGGGGGCCGTGTCCTCGTTGACCAGCAGGTGGTGGCAGTTGTCCGGGGCCTTCCGGTATCCGTAAGGGGGCCGTCCCCCAACAAACTCCCCGTCCCGCATGGCCTGGTTCTGCTGCGCCCGAACTTTTTTGCTGATATCAGCTGCGTATGCCTCATTTATCATGTTCTTTAGGGGCACAATCAGGTGATTTCCACTATTTTCCGAATCCTCGCTGTCGAACTGATCGTTGACGGCGATAAACCGCACCCCATGAAGAGGAAAATACTTCTCGATGTAGTAGCCGGTGTCGATGGTGTTTCGGCCCAGGCGCGATAGATCCTTTACCATAATGCAGTTGATCTTCCCAGCCTCCACATCGGCCAGCATCCGCTGAAAGGCTTCCCGCTCAAAGGTCCGGCCCGTGATGCCGTTGTCAGTATAGGTTGCCACAATCTCAAGGTCCGGGCAGAGGGCGGCATATGCCTCCATGATCTGCCGCTGTGTCTCCAGAGAATCGCCCTTCTTGCCGTTGAACTCCACCGACAGGCGGATATAGAGTGCCGTCTGCCAGATCCTCATAGTGGACCGTTTCGGGGCGTCCGGCTCCGAGACATTTTTTCTGCTTTTCCGTGCCATTTACGCCGCCTCCTTTTCCGCAGCTGCCAGCGCAACCAAAATCTCCCGCAGATCGGGCGGGAGTTTGCCCATCCGGTCCAAGCGTTTCAGCACCTTGACGTATTCAATCTGATAGCGGAAGGTAATAGCCAGGTCATTCTTGCCCTCCACCCTGATGGACTGGACCAGGGCAATCACCGCCCGCCGGTCCAGCGTGGTCATGGCGGAGAACTCCTTGAAATGCTGGGTCCACCGCAGGCGGGCGCTGCTGTTGTCCATCACCTGATCCATCTCGGTTCTCAGCCGGTCAATGGCCTCCTGGGCCTGCTCCGCCCGCTCTGTATAGAGATTTTTCAAATCCTGATAGTCCTTCTTGCTGATAAGATTGGCGATGAAATTCTCATAAAGCGTGGCCTTGAACTGGCGGGCTTCTTCCAGTTTGACCTCATTGTCCGCAATTTGTGCCTTAAACCTGGCAATTTCCTCCCGGTTGATCTGTTCCTCACTGATGCTGTCCAGCAGCTCGTCCAGGGAGACAATATGCCGGATATGGGCTTGCAGACTGGCCAGAACACAGTCGATCAGATCAGCCTCTTTCAGCATGACAGGGTGGGTGCAGCCATTTTTCTTCCCGGTGGGACAGTGATAGTAGATGTATTTCTTGCCCTTGACCGTGTTGGTCTTGCGGGTCATGCGAGCACCGCAGCAGCCACATACCAGCAGGCCGGAGAACAGATAGACCGCCTCACCGTCCGGGGCCGTCCGGGTGTCCAGGCTGGAAATTTTCTGTACCAGGTCAAACTCTCGCTTCTGGATGATTGGCTCATGGGTGTTTTCAATGCGGACCCACTCCTCCGCCGGTTTATGGATGATGTTTTTCAGCTTGTGGTTATAGGT